CCGAATTGAGTACAGCCAAGAGCCGTCTTATTAACCCCCACAACACCAAAGGAAACCATGACATGACAGACAACCCCAGAATACTAGCAGCACGGGACCGCGAGGCATACGGTTGGAAATTAGACAAACTGACGGACTCGCAACACGCGGAAATTGTAGCCAGACGCGCAGCTTGGGCGGACTTCTGCAAGGCCAAGCGCGATGAGTCGTTGAAAAGCAAAGGATAAACCCATGACAAACCCACACCCAAACCCCGTTAAATACCTAGGCGCAGTCCTAGACGCTATTAACGCAGACCTAGACAACCCCGACACGCCAATGATTCCCATGCACACGATAACGCTAATTCGTGACGCATTCACAGCCGTTGGCGTTGACTTTGATTTGAGCAAAGGGGTGGCGGCATGACCGATCCAATTTTGAACCTGCATCAGCGCATGGCCGCAGTTATGCGCGAAGTCACCTACATTCAGAATGAACAAAAAAAGGGAATGCAATTTAGAATTGTGTCTCACGACAAGGTGACGGCTAAGTGTCGGCCCGCGTTGCTTGCCAATGGCGTGATCTACTACCCAATCAGGTGCGACACAGCGCAGAACGGCAACCGGACTGAGTGCAACATGACGGTGCGGTTTGCCAACATTGACGAACCGCAAGACTTTATTGACGTGGAAAGCTGCGGGCATGGCATCGACACGCAGGACAAGGGGCCAGGCAAGGCGCAAAGCTACGCGGTCAAGTATGCGCTGCTCAAGGCGCTTGGCTTGGAGACAGGCGACGACGCGGACCACGACAGCATCGAACACAGCCGCGTAGACCCAGCGCTGCACCAAGCGGCAACGGCGGCAGCTATCCGTATGATTGAAACAGAAACCAGCCTTGAGGGGCTTGGCGCATATTGGGTCGAACTTGCCAGGAACGAAAAGGCCGTAAGCGCAGACAAGCGCGTCATTGCTGCAAAGGAAAAGCGCAAGGCGGAACTAGCGCCAAAGCAAGAGCAGGCAAGCGCTGATGTAGGTGACGGACACGAGGGCGACGGTGGGCCATGATGACCAAGCTAAAAGTTCTGGACCTCTTTAGCGGCATCGGGGGCTTTAGCCTTGGCCTTGATCGCGCTGGCGGGTTTGAAACAGTGGCATTCTGCGAAATTGAACCGTTCCCCCGCAAGGTTCTTGCAAAACATTGGCCGGAGGTGCCTTGCTATGAAGACGTTACCAAACTCACAGGCGAAATTTTGGCAAGAGACGGAATTGCCCCAAACGTCCTTACGGGTGGCTTTCCGTGCCAAGACATTAGCATTGCAGGAAGCCAAGCGGGCATTGGCGAAGGAACACGCAGCGGACTCTACGGGCATGTCATTAGATTGGCTGGCGAAATACGATTCGACTACATCGTCTTGGAAAACGTCTCAGCATTGCTTTCTGGACCAAGCGAAGAACCAGGCGGCTGGTTCGGCAAAATTCTCATCGACTTGGCCGAGTGCGGGTATGATGCGGAATGGCACAATATACCCGCTTCGGCCTTGGGCGGTCCTCATCGCAGGGAACGTGTCTGGATTATTGCCTACCCCAAACGCAAGGGACGGAAAAGACCTATCGCGGACCACTGCATTTTTAGCAGCGCGTTCACGCCATTCTCCGTCCCTTTCGACGGAAGCATTGCTGGCTGGTGTGAAATGGCAGAACGTGGCGCACCTTTACGAGAAAGCGATGGGGTTTCCCTCAAAGTGGACCGTGACAGAATTAAGGGACTCGGTAACGCCGTCGTCCCCCAAATCCCAGAACTGATAGGCCGCGCAATTATGGAAGCGGAGGGAATGACGTGATGAGGTTAGCCGTAACGCCCGAACAGGCGGGGCGCTTGGCGGAATGGGTGGAGGGCCTGCCGGTGCCTTTCACCCTAACCTTCAGGGCGGGCAAGATTCGCACCAACGATCAAAACGCGCTAATCCACAAATGGATAGGCGAAATTGCCAAGCAGACACACAGCGCAGTTGACCAAGTTAAGCGCGAGTGCAAGTTTTACCAAGGTTGCCCGATCCTAATGGCAGATGACCCCGCTTTCTGCGCATTTCTCAAGCACCTTAAAAACCTGACACCAGAGGAAAAGATTGAATCAATGAATTATATTTCTGTGACGTCGGTAATGACGACCAAACAGCTAAGCCAAATGGGCGACGCAATGCGCGCCAAGTATCTGCCGCAAGGCATCCACATGACAGACCCGGAGGAAAGATAGATGCGCTCTGAATTAAACACATGGGAAGACGTGGCTAAGGTTCGCGCCAGATGTGAGGCGCAGGCAGCTAAAGAGGGTCTTGCTGGCCTTGAACTGTTCTTTCGGTCTCAAAACCTGTTGATGGAGGCCGTAAACGCGCAGCCAACATATCGGCAAATTCAAACGGCATGGCGGAAAGATCAGGAGCGCTTGCACCCGCCAAAGCCGAACCCGATGATTGAGGCGCTGCGCCAAATCGCAGACGGACACAACGACCCGCGCAAACTGGCGTCTGACGTTCTACGAAAAAATTCAAAAGATGCAGATTCATGAGCGAATTTGCAAACCAGCGCCCCGTATACCAAAAAGGCCAGACACCACCCAAGGCACCCCGCAAGCAAATGAAGCGCACCAGCAAGCCTAAAGACGTGTGCGAACCTGGCAAGATGTTTGTGTCAGAAAAACTACGTAAATTTGCAAGGGGCAAGGAATGCCAAGTCAAAAGCGAATGGTGCAACGGGGATAACGCTACCACTGTCCTAGGACACTTCCGGCGCAGGGCTGGGTCTGGCGCAAACCAAAAGCCTCACGATTTTTGGGGATACCACATTTGCAACGGTTGTCATGAAAACGAAGACAAAATAGATGTACGCCTTTTGTTGGATGCTACGCGCCGCACGCAATACGCCGTGTTTAAGCATTTCGCCAGCCTGACCCCGTGATTATTATTATGTTATATCCGAATTAGGGCTTGCTATGGGGATCAACTAGCCGTAGTGTAGGGATAGAAGCAAACAAAGGATAAGACCATGACACAAGTTGCAACAGTCACAGCATACGAAGCCAAAGACGGAACATTTAGCATTGCAATGCGTGACGAAGTGACTGGCAAGATTGTTCGCGCATATGGCCACGCTGATCTTTCATCAGCTACCTACGCAGCAAAGATGCTGGCATGGGATGCACTTGGCCCTGTAAAGTATGCAAAGCTGAACCGCAAAGGCGAATACCTCGCCAATGTTTGGAAGCAGTAAATAGCCCACCAACCCCAACAAAGGATAAGACCATGATGCCACTGACACCAACGCAAAAATATGAACAAAGACTGCAGATGCAACAGCAGGGCATAAAGTCGGCGGCATCACAGACCAGAACCCTGCGCGATGAATTTGCGGGGCAGGCTATGATTGGGTGGATGAGCGCAGCAGACCATGACGATTATCTGGACCCAAAGTTTGTTGCATGCCTATCGTATGAATTCGCCGACGCAATGCTAAAGGCACGCAAGACACCAGAGGGGGGCGTGTGATGACACAACGAGCAAACGACTTTCTAATCTGGCGGGCGGGATCGTCGGTCAACTGGGAATGTACCGTGCAAGAGATTGCAGACGAAACGGTAATCCCACCCAGCACCGTATCATCTACATGCCGTCGCAAAGGCTGGAAGCTAATTCACGGTAACGTCAATGGCAGATTTTCAGACAGGCAGGGCATTGACCACATCATGGCAAGCAGGCACTTACAGACCAGTGGTGCAACATGAACGCCGCAGAAACTAAGCTGGTTTGCGATGCTGCGTTCGGGGACCGTTTGTGCGCAACATTTTTCGAGGCAACTATTGGCGCAGCAATCCTCAAGGCAGAGCGCAAGGCCAAGCATGTCGCAAAGATTCCCGCAGACAAAAAAGCAAAATTCGGCGGGGCAAATGCCAATCTAATAACCGCTCAGGAGAAAGTCCTTGAACTAGTGGCCGCGCTAAAGGGTAAACCACCCCTAAGCGGCAAGCAGCTTGGTGCGATATTGGGATGCACAAGGGAGACGGCAGGAAAGCGCGCTAGAGAGGCCATTAGCCAGGGCCTAGCCAGCAGGTCTAAGGGCAAGGTCTACAAAGGCCGCAGCGCAATATTCGTTTATGAGATAGCAAAGGGGCCCAAGCCATGACCGACAACCACACACACCGAGGCGACGATCCTATACACGCAACGCGCCCCCTTGACCCGCCCCCATAAGCAGCGCATAGTGGGGTTGGGTCGTCATGGGCCTTCCTTTGTTGGTAAGTGGTCCGCGTATTCCTCCCAGAGCGCGGACCACGACAACAGGATAATAGCGGAAGGTCTCGCTGCGTGGGTGGCAAGCCGGTTTGAACCCGGTATGACTGGGCAACCATGGGGGTTCGACTCCTCGGCTTTCCGCCAACCTATTCTAAGCCGCTTTGATGTGGTTCTGTTGTGGACTAGGCACTGCGCCAAGGTCTCACTTGCAAGACAGCGGAACCTCATGAGCGCGGAAAGTAGGGCCAACTACGGATGAGAACATTACAGCGATATCAGTCTCGTTGATATGTTTAAGACCACACCGCGCTCAACAAATGCGAGTTTGTCTCCGCTGGTATTAGGCGGGCAGGCGACTTGCTTCGGGGTAACGGTTAGGCCGGCCTCGCTCAACCCATTCTAAGCATCTAAACCCCAAGGGGACAGACAACACACAAGGGAAACACCATGACCAATACAGAAATATCAATTGAATGCCCCAGTGCTACAATAAATGGAACCACTGACGGCTATGTCCTAGTCACACTTGAATTTAACTTTGAAGACGACGCCTACGGGTGCGCTGAAAAGATAGCCGAGCTTCTTGAGGGTATGGGACGTGACGCGCTGTCAAAGAGGCTGCAAGAGACAAACGCAGACATTGAAAGATGGAACCACGCCCAAGACCCGCGCGACAAGGCGTTGCGCACAAAGGCCGAACAAAGATTGCGAGAATATGCGGACGCTCTGGTTATAGACACGCCACAAGAAACCATGTAATATCCCAAAAGCACAAGGGCGATTAAGCCACTGGACGCGAGGACGATATGAACAAGGACCCATCGCCAGAGACGCGGTTCAAGGCCGGTCAGTCTGGAAACCCAGGCGGAAAAGCCAAAGGACAGCGTGAAGCCGAGATAAAAGCGGCTGAAATATCCGCAAAAATGCGCCTTAAAATACTTTCCTCATTGCAGGTTAAGTTTAAGGCCGATGAATTCACCGACGACGACTACGCTATGTTGCTCTCAGCAGGCACGCTTAAGCTGTTCAAGGACAGCGAAGACCGCGCACATGGAACGCCCAAGCAATCGGTTGACAACACAAGCAGCGACGGCAGCATGACGCCAACCAAAATTATCCGTGAGTTGGTGACGCCGAAGGAAACAAAGGAATAAACCATGTTTGATTTTCTCCTTGTCTACGCAGTTTGGGCCGCTGTTGTGTTTTTGGGTGGCTGGCTAGTTTCATGGGCAATGGACTAGTAAATGGCCCGCGACTTACGCATCCCAACAGCAGCGGTGTTTGAGCCATTGCTACACCCTGCACGCTATAAAGGCGCGTGGGGTGGCCGTGGGTCTGGTAAGTCGCATTTCTTTGCAGGGCTGGCTATCGAAGACGCGCTGCGGTTCAAGGGCGAGCATGGCATGGGTCTGCGTATGGTTTGCCTACGTGAGACACAGAAGTCGCTTAAGTTCTCAGCCAAAAGCCTGATTGAAAAGAAGCTGGAAGACTTCGGCTTGGGCGAGGCGCAAGGCTTTAGGGTCTACCGCGAACAGATTGAGTTACCTGGCGACGGCGTGATGATTTTCAACGGCTTGCAAGACCACACGGCGGACAGCGTTAAGTCGCTGGACGACTTCCACAGAGCATGGATTGAGGAAGCCCAAGCGGTGTCTGACCGTTCGTTGACATTGCTGCGCCCGACGATCCGTTCCGAAGGCTCTGAGATATGGGCAAGCTGGAACCCGTCATTGCCCACTGATGCCATTGATATGATGCTGCGCAGTGACCGCACGCCCAAGGGTTCCGTTGTTGTCCGCGCTAACTGGTCAGACAATCCTTGGAAGCCTAACACACAAGAGGACGAACGCAGGGACGACATGGCTATGAGGCCAGAGCGTTACGGTCATATCTGGGAAGGCGAGTATCAGAGCGTTACCGAGGGCGCATACTTCGCCAGCCGGTTGACCGAGGCGCAACTAAGCGGACGCATCGGCAACGTGTACCGCGACCCACTGATGAAGATATACGCAATCTGGGACATCGGCAGCACGTCCAACGCGGCCGACGCCACATCAATCTGGATCGTGCAATTCATAGGCGATGAAGTCCGCGTGCTGAATTACTATGAGGCAATCGGTCAGGCGTTCGATGACCACGTTCATTGGCTGCGCTCCAACGGATACGAGGACGCAGTGTGCATCCTGCCGCATGACGGACGCAAGCACGACTTTGTTCACACAATCACACCGCAGGGCTTTCTAGGCCGCGCAGGGTTTACGACTGACGTTGTGACTAACCAGGGCAAGGGCGCTGCATTGCTGCGGATTGATGCGGTGCGCGCCATGCTTCCGCGTTGCCGGTTCAACGACGACACAACAGAAAGCGGGCGGCTGGCCTTGGGTGCGTATCGCCAGAAGATTGACGACGTGCGGGGCGTGGGTTTGGGGCCGGTGCATGATTGGGCATCACACGCGGCTGATGCGTTCGGCTTGGTTGCTGTCTATGCAGAGCGGGCGAACACTGCGAACAAACGTCAACCACTGCGCAGGAACCTCAAGGGCGTCGTATAACTGTTTGACAGGTTCGCGGTGCAGGGGTAGGGTTAACCCGAACAAAGGAGAAGACCATGATTGATCACGCAACAAAACTTCGAGAACTTGATCCCGACAATTTATACGGGAGTGATTGGGACATCATATTGGCCGCTGCTGATGGGATTGAAACCAGCCAAGCAAAGATTGACCGGCTTTTAGACCTTATTCAGGGCCTCCGATTACAACTCCAACGGCAAAGGAGAATGACATGACACAAGACATACCCATCAAGCAAACAAAGGAAGCAAAAAGATACTCATGTCCGGAAGAGCCGCCTATTGAATGGCCTTCTTTTACACAAATGTGGTTGAGGGAGCAAAATGACAGCAATGAGGCGCTGCGGAAACTCATCTACGACACGCTGCCCGACGACACGCCGTTTGTGTCAAGCATCCTGCCCAAATAACAACGTTGTTTCATCAGCCCCTATGTGGTAAAAGACCCTAAAGATAGGGGCTGAATATGGCAGAATACGACCGCAGCGCAACGGGGCCGCTTCCAGTGGATGCAGGTCCGCGCCGTGCTGAAAGCATATTCGACCTTTCCCCCGAAGACTTCCGCGCATCGCTTGGCGAAATGCAGGCGCTTGGT